TCAGGATTATTGCTGTCTGCAAGTTCATAAGCCTCTTGCATAATCCTGATTCTGATGGGTTCAAAGTCTTTGTTGCTTATCCACCCCACAGGCTCCTGCGCTTTCTGAACCCAGTTTTTACCATCCCACTCATAGCCAATTTCACGTAGCTTTGATGCGGCACAGTAAGCAATTGTTCGGTTCATTTCGCTCATGTCTTTTAGTGGCTCACCCTGCTCATGCTGTGCTACCAGTTTGGCAAATTCCACGATTTCATTTGAAAAGCAAAGATAGTAATCATGGTCTATACGCATACGCTCAAAACCCAATTTTTTAGCCATTTCAATGATTTGTTCGTCAGTCATGTGTTCTTCTCCTTGAGTTTGGCTTCTAGGGCATTAGCAAATTCATGTATGCCTTCAATCCATGATTCGTGATTGTTGCGGCATGAGGTTAGATGAATTTCAGCAGAATCAATATCTTCTTCTGTCAGACCAACCCATTCAGGCTCTGATTGTGGAGGTTTACATTTTGGGCAAGTCTGGTCTGTGCAACACGGGATGTAATCAACATTACCTAAAATTTCACGCTTTGGTTGTGCCAGTGCTTCTTTGATAGCTGCAATTGGTTCACTGTAGTCAAGCGACCCAAGATAGCTGTTACTTTCTTCCAAATACTCCAGCGCCATACGCAAGGCTTCGTCTTTAGTCATTTTGTTTCTCCTGTTGCTTTTGCTCTAGGGCTTCTTCTAGGGCTTCTTTGATTGCGGTAAGGGCGTTGTCAACAAGGTGTGCATCTCGTTTTCCAAGTTCATACCCGCTGTAGTCATTGATGCACAACGCATCCAGCGCTTCCAACGCCATGCGTAGGGCTTCGTCTTTAGTCATGTTTAGCCTCTCTTAATGCTTTAAGTTCATTTCTCAGGCGTGTGTAGCCTGCGTAGTGCAGGGCCATCTCATAAGAGCCATCCTGTGCGCTCTGCCAATGTGCCTGTGCCTCTCTAATCTTTTCCATCTCAGCGAGTATTTGTTCTTCAGTCATGCGTCTCTCCATTTCCAACCCAGTAGTTCTTCTGTGTTTTTGATCTGCTGGTCAGTCGGTTTGTGGTGCATAGCAAACATCATTAGTTGAGGTGCGCCTTCATACAAAACCCAATATCCCACGGGTTTGGGTGGCGCAGTAAATGTGTATTCTTTTGATGTGTCAGTCATGCTTTGCTCTTGCTGTTTTGCGTACTAATTTTTCTCGTATCGCAATGCAAGTCTTGCAACTACGATGACCAATTTTGTTTAACTTTGTGTTCTTTTCCGTGAATTCATGTCCTCGTTTGCAATGGGTTTTATTTGATTGACCTATTGTGCAAACTCGTTTTTTCTTAGCGCAATCACGCATGTTGTCAGTTCTGTCTCCGAGAAACAAATGATCTGGATTGACACAAATTCTGTTATCACATTTGTGTAGTACCCATAAGCCCTCAGGAATTGGCCCATTGACCATCATCCATGAATACCTATGTGCCCCGTGACATTTACGCCCCTCATTAAGTAAGTGCGTAAAAAAAGCACCGTAACCATTCCCCCTAACGGCACTGCTCCATTCCCAACATCCATTGGCGGTTTCTTTGTTGACCTTTTCCCAAAATCTTTGTTCAATTGGTTTCATTGCACGCTGCTTTTTCATGTTTACTCCATTGACATTGTTCGCACATTCTACCACGCTCATGCTGTGCTACCAGTTTGGCAAAGGCTTTAAGATCATCATCATAAATACCGTCACAATATTCTGAGAAAAACTTATCAGTGCGCCGTTTTATGCCAACCTGTCTAGCCATCTCAATGATCTGTTCGTCAGTCATGCTTCACCTCTTATCTTGAGCCCAGTCGGGTCACTTTGCAGGCTGATGCTGTCGTGCATCTGGCGCAATAAGGCGCAGAAGTTTTCACGCTCATGCTCTGCTACCAGTTTGGCAAACTCATATAAAGGGGCCATGTTTGTGGCTGGATTGTCCCAACCACATTTTTTTGCTATTTCAATAATTTTTTCGTCAGTCATTTCTTCCCCTTGATCTCGATGTATTTCTCGGGTGGGGGCGGTGTCATTGTTTCGCTAGGGGGAACCCAGCCATGCTTGCGCCATAGCGCCTGCACGTCACTGCCCGACTTCCATACGAAGTCCTTGGGTGGGTAACTGATCTTTGAGTACGGTACTTGTGTCATGTTCATCCCCTAAACGCACGGGTTAATGTTTCAAATAACTTCACGCCCTCACCGAAGCTGATGTTGTCCAGCACATACTCGGCAGTTAGCTTTGTAGGTGGAAGTTTCAAAACCGTTTGTTCATCTTGTGTAGGGGCAGTTGCCACTTTCTTAGCGGCTCTACGTTGGGTTTGTGCGGCGGCTCGTTCAGTAGCAAAAGCGCTTGAGCTAGGCACATAATCAGACGTGGTTGAAAATAACGCACCATTCTCTTTCTGCACAAATACCCCTGAACCAACGTATGCGCTGATGAGGCTTGAGGTTGATTGTCGTTTGTGCCCAGCAGCTTCTAGCTTCGCAACGATCTGCGATTTAGTCATGCCGGGGTTGTCTACCACCATCTTAAATGTGGCACGTGTAGTACCTGTGGTTTCGCGTTTTGATTTATTCATTGGTTGTTCCGTAACTTCTAACGTTAGAACTTCGTCTTGTTTATCCCATTCAGCAAGGGTGCGTTCAAGTTCAGTCTGTAATGTTCCCATTTTTGCAATCCTCAAAAAGTGATAATTGGTCTGGATGTTCAAGTTCGTAAACGTCACGCATACGCATCTCTAGTCGTTCGGACAAAGCTTTAATCAAACCTGTCTGCCCATCTGCGTATCGCAATAGTTCTTCATCTGTTAAGTGGTCATAAGTCATGTCATTCCATTTCAATAAATTTAACAAGGTTGCCCTTGCTGTCGGTCGTAAACCAAACGATTAGGTCTGGTGGTGGTTGGATGATACGGCGGGCATACCCGCCAATCTTTGCCATGTCTATGATGTTGACGAGCCAATCAGGTCGCCCCGCAATTTCACCGTGTCGCTTGGCTGTCTTTGCATCACTCCATTGCGACAAACTGTAATGACCCTCACGTTCTTCATAGCGATACTCGGTATCAGGGTCACTACGTTCGGTATCAATAAATGTATTCATGTGTGTTCGGTCTCTGTCCCATCGCAAAAATCTACCCTCCTCTGTGTACTGGTACTGCAAACCTCTTTCTAATAATGCAAGTGCTTCTTTAGCTACCAAGTCTACTGACAATAATTTATTCGACATCAGCCTCCTCCCCCCAGTCGAAAGCATCAAGGATCGCATCAACCTTTTGTTTTGTAAGTACCCGTGTGCCATCTTCTTCCCGCAGTTCTTTAGGTGTTACACCGGATAGTACGGCCTCAAGCTGACGCCGAGCTGACTCAAGCTGAGGGTCTTTTGTAATGTTCATCGCAGTCAACAACTCGCACAGATCAACCGCACCAGTTACCAACGTGTCGTGGAACACACGCTTCTTACCATCTTCCTCAACCACCAGCCGGTCACTCAGCTTAGTCAACGCTGTGTGCAACCTATCCCATGCATCACGATTAGCCTGAGTTAACTGTTCTTCTAGCTTGCGTTCGTATTGCTCTACGAGTTCACGTTGCACCGTACTCTCAACATCTAAACGAAAGTCCCCTGCCGTTGGCAGTGGCGTGAAGCTAGAGTCCATGCGGAACCGTTGTGCTACTTGATTGCGTGTCAGGTATTCGCCCCGATCAAACAGAGTGCCAAGCTGAAACGCCGCCGCCGCTACCAATGTGTCGTACTTGTCCAAGAACGCCTCGACCAGCAGATCAAACTCAGAGCGGAACCGACCCATAGTCTTTTGGTAATCCATCAGCGAGATGGTAGGTAGCAGTCGTGCACCGTGGTCATTCCACGGCAGAGTCATGCGGTAATGTTCAGCCCGAGCCCTTGCTTGGAACTTGGTGATGTTCTCCAACTCTTTGCACTCAGCAAACAAATTTTTATATACAGACGCCGCCTTCTTAGAGCCTGAGCCCTTGGCACTCGTCACCTCGGCCTGAGTTGATTTGTCCTGCTTGCGACCTGAATACACTGAGATGTTCAAGTCCACCAGCATCGCACTCCGTGCCACACCTGCTACTGTATTAGTTCTAACGTTAGAAGTTTCGTAATTCATGATTGCTCTCCAGCGATTACAAGAATAGTTGCGATTGCATCGGCCAAGGATTCATCAGGCCGCACGATATACACATGGGTAAACCACCTGTCGTGCACTACGTCACGCTTGCGGTATTGCAGTAGTTTGCCGTTTACCGCAGAAACAAGCTGCACAATGAGATGCGGGTCTGTGTCGAGTGAGTCCATTCTGGTGTCCGAAATACCTTTACTAACAAGCGGCGCTCGTATGGCAGACTGCATATTTTTAATATCCTGCTTCAGGTCAAAATAGTTTTTGAGTGTTTTAAATAGTTTCATGGTTACCCCTTAAAAATCTGTTTCAATTGATCGGTTTATGTTCAGTAAGTTCTCTGCGTAGGCAGAACATTCAATGTCTATGTCGTTGTACTCCTCACCGATGCGGGCAAACTCAACGCTTATCTGCTCGTTAAGTTCATTCTCAAAAAACTCCCGCATCTCGTTGAACCGCTGTATTTCAGGATACCCGTCGTACCACTTGATATCACTAGCCGTGAACTCCAACACTTTCTTGTGGTCATACCAGACAAAGTAGTTGTCACTCCAATAGTCCATGACATCCTTGAACTGCGTGTTCATTAGAGTTTTGATTAAGTCGTAGCGTTCCTCACCCACATCCCGATGGCGTTCGGTTGGGTAAATGACGCATGACACTTGACTTCTGTATCCCATGATTAGTCCTCCAAGTTAATAGTGATTCCGAATGGACTTCTAACGTTAGAAGTTAGTGCCCAGAGTGTTGGCACATCGGTGTGCCCCCAGTCGCCTACATACCCATCGCTAAACTGCACGATCGCATTAGGACGAATAGCTTTCTCACGCAAGTAATCAAACAACACGCTACCGTCTGTGCCGCCGCCACCTTTGGGCTTCAAGTCTTGAACAGCGAACTGCCCATCCTCGAAAGTCTGATGACCTGCGACTTCTGAGTCCCAGTACAAAATATGAGTTTTGCTTGGCTTGACTTGCTCGATGATAGTTTTAATCTCCGAAACGAACCGCGCCATTTCATACCCACCGAAGCATGAGCCTGATGTATCGAAGCCAATCACCAGCTCGTTGATCTTGTTGCTAATCATGCTGGGCATATAGATGTCCATGCCCAAGTACCTACGGTTAGGTTTGCGCCAAGTCGATTCATCGTTACCTGCACAAGTTTCGGTAATGAACTCACGCAGTACCTTGCGCCAATCAACCTTGGGTTGCAGTAGATCACCGAACACACCATCGCTACTACCCGCGCCCTTACCTTGCAACTTCTTACGCATGATCTCGCCTTGACGAATGGCACGTTGGATTTCGTTGGCACGTTCGGATTCCTTGGCTGCATCGACTTGCTCACCACCATCCCAATCATGCTCATCAAACCCATCGCCCTCGCCGTCACCTTGCCCGTTGTCGTCCTCGTCTTGTTGCTGTTGCAAGTCATCGAAGATTTGTTTAACCGACCAGCCCCGATACTTAGAGTCTGGTTGTATGCCTAGCTTGGGCATCGTGACGAAGCCATTGCCCTTGTCTGTATCTTCTAATGCAAGGTTCACGAAGTAGTCTGCCGATACGTTTGCAAGATGTGGGTCTTGCTCATGCAGGGATTTCCACACCGTGATGTGCCGATAGGCTTTGTGCATTGCCTCGTGCAAGATTAAGAACCGCAACTCTGGGTCGGTCTTCATGTGTTCCTCGATGAACTTGGGGTTGTATAGAACGTCCCAGCCATTGGTACACGCAGTCGGTATGTCCTCGGTTACCTTCACTTTGCCACAGGCTAGGATGCCTGAGAACGCACAGAACTCCTTGTGTTGCATGATCGCAATGTGCGCCTTCTTGATTCGATCTTCTGTATTCATTACTCACTCCGGTTACTTGTGTTAAATAGTTTCGCCATGCCCACAGCTTCTTCTTTAGTTAGGTCAGTCGCTAGGATTTCCATACCTTCAAGAGTGTGTGCGCTGTACGATGTAGGCACAGCGATAAACGCTATACGTTTTGTTACTGGGTCGGCTAGTAGCTTGATAACCATGTAGTTATCGAATGGCATCTGCTCTATATCCCACCCATCTATGGGCTTCCATTTATCCATAACTTCTAACGTTAGAAGTATTTGCCCAGCTTGGCCGCTTGTGTTGTGAACTTCTTATTCATACACGCCATGCTTACCTTGCTGGGGTTACTGCACACAGTCGTCATGAACAATGCATGAGCCTCGAACGAAACCCTAGCCACACGTTCCATGTATTCCATCACGCTGTCGATTGAGTCCTTGTTCACACGACCTGCCAACATGAACGCCAAGATAAACATAGCACCCGCACCGTCCGGCAGTTTGGTATTCGCAGGGTCACGCACAATGTTCTCGAACAGGGGCAACTGGTCGGCCAAGTGAATCAATGCCTCCATGTCTCGTGCCGCCGCCTCGCCCACCGTACCGATCAATGCAGTCAGCGTTGCGCTGCCCAAGATGTCACGTTGCTTCACGATGTTAGATGCCTTAGCGAGTGAACGTGGAGAACAGAACGCACGAACGTTGCCGTTCATTGGGTTAAAGATATAGGGGTTCTTGGTGTCCTTGTCGCTGTCTGCATAGCAGTCGAAGACTTGTGGATACTGTTTAGCAAACGCCATAACCTCAGGTGCAATGTCGTTGTTCGACGCCCAGTTCAGCCACTCGTCTACTGTTGGGTTTGCAATGTTCACCACGGTCATGCGGTTGTATGCATGGGCTGGGATGTTGTCGCCCACACCATCGGTATCTAAGTTAGTAGTACCGAACACAATGCTACCTGTTGGCAGGGGTACGTCACCGATGCGATGTTCTAAGATAACAGGCAACAACATATTCAGCACAGGGCGCGACGCCTTGCCCAGCTCGTCGAGCATCAGCACGACAGGCTTGTTTTGATTACGCCCCACACCGAATCGAGTGTTCGGTGCATATGCAGTCGTCATGGTATCTCGGTCGATCACAGGCATACCCAAGTCACCAAGGTCAAGGTTGGCTACGTCGATGTAGCACATCGCATAGTCGGGCAGTTCACGAGCCAAGGTGTTGAGGATGGATGATTTGCCAATCCCCGGCTGACCCCGCATGAGGATGGTATTTGAAGAACCGATGGTACGGACGAGTGTAGAAGCTTGGGCTAAAGTGATTGTGTTCATGATTAGTTCCTTGCAGATAACTGCTTTCGTGATTAGTTCTAACGTTAGAAGTTTGATTGTGATTTAGATTACTTACTGGTTGCTTACTTTTCATATACGGTTGTCTTTACGACTTCATACATACTCCCTTTTAGTTTGTTCATGATGAATTTCCGTACTTCCTCCGCAGGTGACTTGTGCCACACTAATTCGTACCCGCTTGCGGTGGGTCTGTACATACGTTCCCAGCTTAGGTCTTGAACCATGTCAGCCCAACGACCCGCATACTCTGCATTGGTAACAATGAGGTTTATGTCTCGATACGAATAGCTATTCAAATGGTTCCCTTCTGGCTTGGGTGATGTGGCATGAAGAATCTTAAACATATCCTTGAACCCCGATGCTTTGATGCCGTCGCTAAGTTCTTTTGATTCTGCTTTGTTGATACGCTTGGCCTCGAACGGGCGCAATTCGCTCGTGACAGTAAACTCTCCCACCCCTTGCTCTTGAAGCGTGACACCATCGTAGTATCGAATCAGCTTGCCCCCTACACGCATAACTGATTGGTTGTAACTGAACACGCTACGCGTATGGGGGATGCCTCGGTCGTAATTCATGTGCGCAAACTTATGCAGGGCTTCGCCCAAACGCAGCTTAGTTGTCGAATGGCCTAACCATCCATCGCAGTCAATCACCAGCTTGCCGTCAGGGTATGCCCGCACAATATCGGTACGCCACATATGCACAACCACATGGTCGCCTCGGTCAACTAATCGTAAGTGGGTCATGCGTCGATCACCCGCAGGGGCGTCGCCTTTGTGTTGGCCTTTCTTGTATGCATGGTTTGCAATGTGTGCTTTGATTCGTTCGTATGTATTCATGATTGCTCTCTCTTTCTAAGGTTAGAAGTTATACAAGTTCACCGTCTTCGGTGAATTCCCAGTTGTTGAAGTCGGCCATTTCGATTAGGTTCTCCTCGCTTGTGTGGTGGTTGTAATCAGACTCAAGGTTGTCGTATATCTTGTCGGCATAGTCTTGTGCATCCGCAACGATGACTTCTATTAGCTCGTTTGCTAACGCTTCAGCCCCGTCCTCCATGAACGCCATTACTGATGCACCTTTCAGCACACCTGTCTTGATAACTGAATCTTCATTGGGGGCGTGTATGCCACCAAAATCCGTAGCAGACATACGCCAACCTCCCCGACTCTGGTAATCAATACGGATACGGTCGTCTATCCATCCATCCCGCATGAGTTCACGCACCACAAAAAATGTATGCTGTAAATGAGGGTCTGTCGGGGTGCGGGCATCTAACCAATCGGCCATGTTGCATATGCCTCGCCATGCACAGCCATCACCCTGCGACCAGAACCCGCTGAACATAATGTCCTCTATGTGGAACCCTTCGGGGGCATTTGCTTTGGCATCCTCAAGCGTGCACTCATAATCCCAGCAATCTTCCGATGCCCACCAATCAAGTGCTTTGCGCTTGGCCTTGTCACTTAACTCTGTGTATTCCATTTACTTCTCCCATATAAAAATATCTAACGTTAGAACTATTACCGCAATAACGTAGAGCACAAACAATATCTTTTGAAACCATGTGAAGTGGTTCATTTCAGTTCCTCCGGCAGTTCGATTTCATCTCCCAGCTTGCTTGCTACATAGCAGCGCATGGCGGCAATCAATGGTATCGGTGCAGTCCTTACGTGGTCGCCGTCTTTGTCCTCGGCATACCAACCCACCTCGGGCTCGCCTTGCTCGTTCCACTGATACATCCAAATACCAATGCCTTCACGCTCAATGATTGACCCACCCTGACACCAGTCTTTTGAGGGTAAGTAAGACTGCGCCCACCCATAGCGCAGTGCTCGGTCTTTTCCGTCTAGCTTGACCCAGTACGTAGCCACCGTATCAAACCAAAAATCTGTTGCCCCTTCGGTTTTCGCCACAGCCCAGTCAAGGGCAGCGCCGGTTAGTTCACTTGTTTTCATCCTCGTAACTCCTTTTGGTTGGTTTGTTTTAACGTACGCACAGCAGATGATGCCGTGACAAACTGGTAGTTGCCTTTGCCGTATTCCTGCACGACGCACCATGACGCTCGCTCGGCTTTGGCCTGATCTTCGCCGCACCACAGGCACAGCTTGTAACCTAACTCTTTGCGGGCAGACGGGTATTCGTCGCCGCATTGTGCACACTCACTCCATTCATTGAACAGCATCGTACTCACTCCTTCGTAGTTGAACCATTATTTTTGCTAACCCCTGCGCTTCATGCAGGGTATCCGTACTCCCAACAAAATCCATACGGTGTCTGCCGTAGTCCCATACTTCTACTTCAAACCCACCGCTCGACAATGAACATACAAACGCATATATCATCGTTGCATCTTCAAGACCCCATAAATAATTTGGGTTTCTAACTCGCCATTCCATTTAACACCTCGCTATATCTAAGTTTGACCAACATAACGCCCATGTTCTTAGCATCTTCTAACGTTAGAAGTTTGATTGGGGGTTCAAACGCTGTTAGCTCTTTATCCCATATGTATAGGGAATATGACTGGTTAGCCCTAGCAATGAACGCAACTATTGCAGTCACGCCCGAATACTCAAGGTTCCAACTAAGATTCTTTCTTTCTTTAATCCATCTCATATATTTACCTCCAAGAAAACTCCCGATAGCCCAGCACGCTAGGCTATCAGTCGGCTTCTCCGACTTCGGTACGATAGGGTTTATCGGTGTGATTTATTCTGCTTACGCAGTCCCACATCCTTAGGGCTGATAACTGAGGCGTACCTCAGCACAAACTATTAAGCCAGAGCAGCCCACCCATTTAGGTACTATGCGAACACTTTGCAGTTTGCTATCGCTTTCGGAACCGGATACTTCTAACCTTAGAAGTTTTACATGGCTCACTACTTACTACACCACAAACTACTGCGGCTGACTACGCAACGTCTATTCATGCAGGGAGATTCTTTACATCTACGCGAGGGGTTACATTGTTTTCACATTATCGGGATGTTGGCATGGAGTTGGCGACTTAAAAAAGGATTACGCACACATAGGGACTAATGGACTTATGGTCTTATTGACATTGCCTACCTGTTTGCTATGAACTACAAACCGATCAATGCTACTTACAATGGGCCTTCTTTTTCTTAGCTTGTTGTCATCTATTGCACTTCTACCACTTGGCAGCGACGGCTAAATTCGTACAGCGTACCCAACAGACTTCTAACGTTAGAAGTTACCATTAGGATTAACCATACTTGTATGCATGAATTTTTAAAGAGCTGGGCGCATATATGTGCAAGGCTACCCGCTGAGTGGGCACGATATCCCACTCAAGACACTATTGTAACACAATTAGTATAATATGTCAAGCCTTTTCGATGGGGTTTGCACCCCTGTTTTCGGGGTTTACATCGTGTGTTCTGGGGTATTCTGTGCCGTTTTTGAGGGCTTCTTCGGCCTTGTACTTCGCCATTATCTGGTGCACCCTGATGAGACTTAGGTTATGTTTGGCTGCAACAGTCGCCCTACGCTTGCCTGCAAGCACATCAGCAATGATCTCACGGTCTCGGTCTTTTCGGTGGTAGCTGGTGAATGGCTCGGGTTTGGCAAGGGCTTGTTTGATGATGGAAGCTATGCTCACGTTTGCAGCGGTTGCGTCTGCGCGGAGTTTTGTGACAGTACTCGCCCCAAGGTTCACGTAGGTTTTGATGGCTTCACGCACAGCGGGGTCTAGGCCATTGGGATGCAGGGTGGAGAGGCGATCAGCGAAGTCCTCGGGAAGTTCTAACGTTAGAATATGCATTGGTGTAATAAAAGTGGGTTGAAAGCGGAAATTATACTAAATTATCATGGTACGCTGTTACAAATTTGGAGGGGGTGTTACAAAAAAGGGCCGAACGGAGGCTCGTTGGTGGGCGCGGCTTGGGGGGAGATATATTATAGTAAAGGGGGGTCTGGTACGCGTGTTACGCCCAAAAAAGGCCACCAGACCTAGAAAGCCCAAACTTTTTCAAACTCTCCAAAAAATGTTTTTTGAAACTTCTAACGTTAGAAGAACTTCCCAAGGAACCGCTCAAAAAACCCTGTAACACCTGTAACACCTAACTAAATATATATATAAATCTCTCTCTCTGCTGTACCTGCCGTTGATTTCATTAGCTTTTTTCTAGAAAACTATTATATGTGTTGTTACAATTTTTTAAGTAACATAAGCTTATTTTCTGTAACAGCTGTACCAGAGTTCTAACGTTAGAACTTTGACCTGCGACCTGCCACGCCAACGCATACTGCGACTCTCGCCTGCCCGCCTGCGCCCGCGCGCCCACCTGCCTGCTCGCGTGCTCATGCTCTCGTGTGCGCTCGCTTGCGTCCCCTCTCCCGCGCATCAACAACTGTCATAAAGCCCGCCGAAGCGGGCACAAAAAAAGCCGCCCGAAGGCGGCTTGGTGGCAAGGGCCGAAGCCCTTGGATGTCACTCGGCTTCTTTGAAATCATCTAATGATTCAAGGCAAAGGTCAACGATATCGGCCGCAAATTCAGTTAACCCTAACAATCGGGCTTGCTTGATTGCCTTGGACAATGTAGCATCTAATGCTTTGCGGTCAGTCGATTCTACTTTGCCCGCCTTGGCTTTGGGCTCCTTGGCTTCGCTGGCGGGTTTGCGGCCATTGTATAAGTCACGCTGAAAAGGGATACCCTCCTCAAATGCTATCCAAAAGGATGTAGCATAATTCCTACCCGCTGATGTTTGAATGAATGTCGCCTCAACTAAAGCATCAAACATGGCTTTGACTTGTGCCCTTGCTGGGTTAGTCTTTGCGTTACCTTTTATGAATTCAGCCTTGGGCTTGTCGCAAGCAATAGTGAAGGCATCCACAACGGCTTGGATACTTTTATCTTGGGCTTCACGGATATCTTGGGCTTGCTTTGCACCTTTGGCAAATGACTTGATGACATTGGAGATAAGGGTTTGATTGATAACTGACATGATACTTTCCTTTGATTAACGTTGATTAAACTCAGCAAAATTACTGAGTGATTGAATTGTGCCTGAAAATCAACGGCTTGTCAATCCTTTGGTTAGTTCTAACCTTAGAATCCCGCCACCCGCCGACCCCACCCTGCCCCCATCACCCCCTTTGGGTGCTTGGAGTCCCACTCCTGAGCTTGCGCTGAGTTCCGTATCCGCAACCACCTCTACCCCACCAAGTTATTATACCAATCTTATACACTACCCCCCTTCCCTAAAAAACACCCCCCATCAAAAATAAAACACACATGCCAAAAAATTACTATATACTCGCCCCAACTCGGCTGCTTAACTCGCCATGTACCAACCTGCTATAGACAACGACATCCTGATTGCGGACTTTGCCCCGACCTTTGAGTCGCTGGACAATCGTATATTTGCTGCAGTTAATTCTTTAGCGGAAACCAATTCCCTGCCTGATGCAGTATCTGATGAAGATGCTGAAGTGTCCCGCAAAATATTTGGCAAAAACCACAAGCCCACTGAAGAAGATTTGGCGCGCCCCGGAGTGGTTAGTCACCTTGCTGCGTTACTGAGTGAGTACGACAAGATCGTTATTAAATCTGCTGCCCAACTGCGGACGTACATTACAAACCGCCTTATATTAGAGTCAGACAATGCTGACCCACGGATCAGGTTGAAGTCTTTGGAAATGCTGGGCAAGATCAGCGACGTTGGGTTGTTTACAGACAAGACTGAAATTACGATGCGCCACCGGCCAACTGCCGAGCTGGAACAATTGTTGCGTGAACGCCTGACCAAAGTGATTGAGGCGGAAGCCGTAGATACCCCCCGTGTAGTGCAGCCAATCCAGCTGGACTTGAACGAAATCACAGATGCAGAACCTCGATAAGCACCTCATCGAGAAGATTGTTAAAACCCTGCCTGCAGACGAGGCAGCGGAGCTGCTTGCTATGTTTGATGTCTTGGAAGAGCGCAAGCGGGTTGAGCTAGCTCAAAATGATTTTTTGGCGTTTATTGCCGCGATTGATCCTAACTATAAATTTGGTTTGCATTTGAAACGTCTAGGCGCGTTGCTTATGGACGTTGAGCAAAATATAAAGAACCGGATTGCAGTTAGCATGGCTCCCCGTATGGGGAAGTCACAAATGATTTCTATATACTACCCAGCTTGGTATTTAGGTAAGCACCCCGACCACAAGGTTATTGTGGCGTCCCACACTGCAGACCTTGCAGTTGTCATGGCCCGTAAAGTCCGCAACTTAATTAACACACCTGAGTATCGCGCCATTTTTCCAGAGACCAGTATTGCTGCAGATGCTAAGGCAGCGGCTCAATGGAACACCACAAAGGGTGGTGAGTACTTCGCGATTGGTGTTGGCGGCGCTCTTGCTGGTCGGGGTGCACACCTGATTATTGCGGACGATCCGTTGTCTGAGCAGGACATTAAAGCGGGCAACACGTCTTCATTAGATTCAACCTACGAATGGTTCAGTGCTGGTCTTCGGACGCGGTTAATGCCTGACGGGAAAATCTGTGTATTGCATACACGCTGGCATCAGCGGGATTTGATTGGGCGTTTGATTAAAGACTCTGCCATGAATGAGGGTGGGGATAAGTATGAGACGTTTGAGTTCCCTGCTATTCTTTATGAAGGCACGCCAGAAGAAAAGTCCATATGGCCGGAGCAATGGACACTAGAAGCCCTACAGCAAACCCGAGCGTCAATGCACCACATCATGTGGCAGTGGTACGCACAGTACCAGCAGAATCCGACGGCCAGCGAAGCTGCGATCATTAAACGGGACTGGATTAAGTGGTGGACGGACGACCAGCCGCCGCAGATTGAGTTTATTGTGCAAGCGTTTGATACGGCGCTAACTACTAAAGAGCGCTCAGACTTTTCCGTGTGCCACACATGGGGGACATTCACGCATCACAAAGACAACACGATGAACGTGATCCTGCTAAATAAAGTTAAGGGTAAATATGAGTACCCCGAGTTGAAGCAGATGGCCCACGAGCAGTATGAGATGTGGGAGCCGGACAGTGTTATTGTGGAAGCCAAGGCGTCAGGTCAACCCCTAATAGATGAGATGCGCCGGTCCGGTATTTTTGTGCAGGACTTCAGCCCCGGTAAAGGTCAGGATAAGATTGCACGGCTTAATGCAGTCACAGATATGTTTAGTTCTGGGCATGTTTGGTTCCCAGAAACGGCGTGGGCGTCGGCTACAGTTGAGGAAATTTTGGCGTTTCCTGCTGGCGAGCATGATGACGAGGTTGACGCGATGACGCTGGCGTTAATGAGGATTCGTAAAGGTGGCCTGTTGCGCTTACGCACCGACCACGAGGATAATGAGGTCTACCGACCTGCCCGCAGGCCCGCCTACTATTAAGGATTAATATGGAAAAGAGTTTGTACGCCGCCCCTCAAGGATTAGCTAGCATGGCAGGAGGCGACGAGCCTGCGCTCGAAATTGAGATTGAAAACCCTGATGCAGTCCATCTGCATACTGGTGACGTAACTATTGACCTTGAGCCATCGGGTAACGAGGAAGACCCTGACTTCAGCGAAAACCTTGCAGAAGAAATGAGTGAGGGCGAGCTCTCCACGTTAGCGCAAGATATTATTGAGCAGGTTGACAGCGACATCAATAGCCGCAAGGACTGGGTGGAGATGCTGGTCAAAGGGCTTGACGTACTGGGGGTCAGATATGAGGAACGTACCGAACCTTGGAACGGGGCATCCGGAGTCTTTAGCACACTGCTTACGGAATCTGCTGTCAAGTTTCAAAGCGAAACAATTATTGAGACGTTCCCGTCAACTGGCCCGGTCAAGACCGAAATCATCGGGGAAGAAACCCCAGACAAGACTGACGCTGCAGAACGTGTAGCAGCAGACATGAACTTCATGCTGACGGAGACGATGGTTGAGTACCGACCAGAGCACGAGCGCTTGTTATTTAATTTGGGTTTGGCAGGCTCGGCCTTTAAGAAGGTGTACTTTGACCCGTCACTGGAGCGCCCCGTTGCGCTGTTCATCCCAGCTGAAGAGTTGATTATTCCTTATGGCTCGTCAAGTGTGCGCACGGCTGAGCGCGTTACGCATATAATGCGTAAGACCAAGAACGAGGTCAAGAAACTTCAAGCTGCTGGTATGTACCGTGATATCGAGCTAGGCGAGCCTATCTTGACGCACACTGATGTTGAGAAGCGCAAAGCGGACGAGCAAGGGTATTCCCTTAGTGACGACGACCGCTATCAAATTTATGAAGTGCACATTGAATACAACCTGCCCGGCTATGACGAGGAAGATGACGTTGCACTGCCCTATGTGATTACGATTGACAAGGGTTCACAAAAAGTTTTGGCTATCCGCCGCAACTGGGACGCTGACGACAACAAGTGCCTTAAGCGCGAACACTTCGTACAGTACGACTATATCCCCGGCTTCGGTGCATATGGGTTCGGTTACATCCACTTGATCGGTGGCTACGCCCGTGCGGGTACAAGCCTTATTCGCCAGCTGATTGACGCTGGTACGTTGTCCAATTTGCCCGGTGGTTTGAAAGCACGCGGCTTGCGTGTTAAGGGTGACGATACGCCGATCGCCCCCGGCGAATTCCGGGACGTGGATGTGCCTTCTGGTTCGATCCGTGACAACATTATGCCACTCCCATACAAGGAGCCAAGCCAAGTTTTGTCTATGTTGTTGGACAAAATTACGGACGAAGCCCGTCGTTTGGGGGCTACCGCTGACTTGAACGTGGCTGATATGAGTGCTGGCTCCCCCGTGGGGACCACAATGGCTATGTTGGAACGCCAACTCAAGACCATGAGCGCGGTTCAGGCCCGTATTCACTACGCGATGAAGCAAGAATTCAAGCTTTTGAAGGAAATCATCCGCGAAGATACGCCAAAAAGCTACCCCTACGACCCAGAAGGTGGCGACGCCAAGGCCAAACAGTCGGATTACGACATGGTTGCGGTAATTCCGGTCAGCGATCCCAACAGCTCGACCATGGCTCAGCGGATTATGCAGTACCAAGCGGTCATGCAGCTGGCCCAACAAGCCCCACAAATCTACGATTTGCCCCAATTACACCGTCAAATGATCCATGTTTTGGGTGTTAAGAACGGTGAAAAGCTGGTTCCGCTGCCTGACGACATGAAACCGAAGGACCCAATCAGCGAAAACATGGCTTTAATGACCGGAAAACCAGTAAAAGCGTTCATGTATCAGGACCAAGACGCGCATATTGCAGTTCACCAGTCAATGATGCAGGACCCGCTTTTAGCCCAGCAAATCGGTCAAAATCCCAATGCACAGGCTATCCAAGCCGCAATAATGGCGCATATTACAGAGCATTTGGCGTTCAAATACCGTACAGAAATTGAGAAACAGCTGGGCGCAACGCTTCCGCAGCCTGATGCTGAGCTCACTCCCGAGGTTGAAGTCAAGATGTCCCGTCTGGTGGCTCAGGCCGCACAGCAGTTGCTCCAACAAAGCAAGGGTCAAGCCGCACAACAGCAAGCTCAGCAGCAGCAACAAGACCCCTTGGTCCAAATGCAGCAGCAAGAATTGCAGATCAAGCAACAAGAAGCCCAGACTAAAGCACAAAAAGTCCAAGGCGACCTGCAGATCAAACAACAAGAGCTGCAAATTAAGGCTCAACAGGCTGGAGCGCAGTCACAAGCTGCGATGGCAAGTGCGCAGGCTCAGGCTCAACAGGCCCAAGCTCAAGCGCACCAAGCCCATGCACAAGCACAAGCAACTACAGCCGCTGCCCCTAACCCAACGATGGCAGCACTGGGCCAACTCCAAGACTTGCGCCACAAGGAAGAGAAGCACCAGCAAGACGTGCACCAGAAATCTTCTAACCAAGTAATTAATGCGCTGCACAACGTGCACAACCACCAAGTTCAGACCCAACAAGGGCATCAGAAGCATGTGGTTAATTTAGTTAACCAGCAACAACTGCATCAAAAGAACTTGGATATGAAGGACGCGCAAATCCAAAACACGCAAAACCCAGCTGGAGGTGAAGAATGAACGACCAAATTCTTGAACACTTGGCCAAAAAGCTGGAAGAGCTGAAACAAACTTACATCGGTCCCCTTGGCGACGGGACTGCAAAGGATTTTGGTGAGTACCAAAATATGAGCGGGGTAATCCGGGGTCTTGCCCTTGCTCAACGTGAGATAGCCGACCTCGTGCGAAGATTGAAGGAAGCTGAAGATGACTGAGTTTGATTTAAGTGCTATTGACCTATCCAGTATCTTGAATAAAGACGCTGAGCAAAAGGCAAAGCAACTACCTGAACCTGCGCGATTCCACCTGCTGTGCGTCGTTCCCGAAGCAATGGAAGAGTTTGCAGACAGTGAAATTGGGATTGTTAAATCATCCCAATCCATGCACTATGAAGAAGTACTGACCCCAGTGCTGTTCGTGGTGAAGATGGGTCCCGATGCTTATAAAGATGCAACCCGTTTTCCCAATGGGCCATCTTGTAAGGTAGGTGACTTTGTAATTGTTCGTCCCAACTCTGGTACACGCCTGAAAATTCATGGCCGTGAATTCCGTATCATCAATGATGACTCGGTTGAAGCGGTGGTTGAAGACCCACGCGGTATCACCCGTGCTTCTTAAGGAGGATATATGGAGCCATTCAAATTCCCCGACGAAGTCGAAGATACCAAAGCCAAAGCTGTTGAGGCAGAGCCCGAGTTTGAAATTGAGACGGTGGATGACACCCCGCCTAAAGATCAAGGGCGTAAGCCAATGGATGAGCCCCCTAAGGAGCTGACTGATGACGAACTTAATAAGTACGATGACAGCGTGCGTAAGCGTATTCAGCACTTTACTAAGGGCTACCATGAAGAACGCCGCGCTAAGGAAGCCGCCCAACGCGCCCAAGAAGAAGCTATTCGGATAGCGCAAGCTATTGCTGAAGAGAACAAGCGCCTAAAAGGTTCTTTGTCTGAAGGCCAAGTTGCTTTACTGGACCAAGCTAAACGCGTTGTCCAAAGTGAATTGGAAGAAGCAAAGCGCAATTACAAAGCTGCCTACGAAGCAGGGGATTCTGAAGCATTAATTGCCGCGCAAGAAGCAATGACGGCAGTCAAAATCAAAGCGGACAAGGTACATAGTTACACGCCGCCCCCTATTCAGCAGACTGATTATCAGTTCCAACCCCCACAACCTGCCCAAAAAGTAGACCCTCGGGCTGAAAATTGGCAGGAACAAAACCCTTGGTTTGGACAAAATCGCAAAATGACTGCATATGCTATGGCACTGCACGAAGATTTGGTTAATAATGAACGTATATCTCCCACCAGTGATGACTACTACCGTCGCATTGACACGGAGATGAGGGAAAGATTCCCTGACCAGTTTGGTCAGGACTCGTCGGCTGATGCGCCCACTCAGCGGTCGAGGGTTAATGTAGTTGCACCTGCCACTAGAAGTACTGCTACCAAGAAAATCGTACTTACTAAGACGCAGGTGGAAATCGCCAAAAAGCTTGGGGTTCCTTTGGAAACCTATGCTAAGAAGGTTGCGGAATTAAACGGAAGGAATATTTAATATGGCTGAAACTCAAAACCGCGCTAGTCGTACAGCGGACTCTCGTACAACTGAATCGCGTATTACCCATTGGCGTCCGCCAGAAGTGTTGCCAATGCCTGACGAACGTCCGGGCTGGAAACATCGGTATATTCGCACCAGTGTTTTGGGAGGTTCAGACCCAAGCAATATTTCATCCAAGTTTCGTGAAGGGTATGAACCCTGCAAAGCAGAAGATTATCCTGAACTGATGATGCACGCCTCAACCGAAGGTCGCTTTAAAGGCAACATTGAAGTTGGTGGCTTGTTGTTGTGCCGTATTCCTGAAGAGTTCATCAAGCAGCGTGATGACTACTACGCTCAACAAAACCGAGCTCAAATGGAATCTGTGGACAATAACTTCATGAAAAATAGTGACCCGCGCATGCCGTTGTTTGCAGAACGCAAGTCAACGATATCGTTCGGTAAAGGTTCTTAATTTTTAGGAGTTTACAAATGGCTTATCCTATCGTTCCCGCAGCTTACGGCTTGAAGCCCGTAAGCCTGTCTGGGGGTCGGGTATTTGCGGGTTCTACCCGTTTGATCCCTATCTCCTACAACTATGGCTATAACCTCTTCAATGGCGACGTCGTCGGCATTAGCGGTGGTACTTTGGCCGTTACCGCACTTGGTGCAGCTTCGTCGGTTTCTTCTGGCGCTGGTGCTATCGGCGTGTTTGTTGGCGCTCAATACGTCAACAGCATGAGCCAAACCGTTCGTGCACAATTCTATGCAGCTAACACTGCTACTAACGGCGGCGCTTATGGCCCTAACAGCCAACAAGGTTACGTTGTGGACGATCCGTTCGCAGTGTTCCAAGCAGCTGTTTTGACCCAAGGCACTTCTTCTGTGTCTAACACTCCCGGTGCTACTGTTGGCTACGTGAACCCCTCGTTCATCGGCTCCAACATGTACTTGGTTACCCAAGGTTCTAACGGCGGTTCCGCTTCTGGCAACACCAACACTGGTGATTCTGCTATGGGCTTGACCGGTGGCGTTATCACCTCTGGTACTCAAGGTAACACCCGTGTTACTTCGAGCGCTCCTTTCCGTGTTGTGTCCGTGGTTCCTGACACTGCTGTTGTTGTTACCGCTATCAGCGGCAATGCTACTTCTAGCAGCGCTACTTTGACCATCACTGCTGCCAACAGCGCCATTCAACCCGGTATGCAACTGATCGCTCCTAGCGTTTCTGGCGCGTATGCAGGCCAATTCTTGACCGTGACCAACGTCAACGGTACAACTTTGACCCTGTCTACCACCGTGTCAGTTCCTGCTGGTACATCTTTGTCTTTTGTTGGCTACCCAGAAGTGCAAGTACAGTGGAACTTCGGTTACCACAACTACTTGAACGCTACCGGTGCTTAAGGAGTAATTTAAAATGGCTATTTCACGCGCACAACTACTTAAAGAACTGCTCCCCGGCTTGAACGCTTTGTTCGGTTTGGAGTACGCCCGTTACGGCGAAGAGCATAAAGAAATCTACGAAACCGAAACTTCGGAACGTAGCTTTGAAGAAGAAACAAAACTGTCTGGCTTCTCCGCAGCTCCTGTGAAGAATGAAGGCAGCGCAATTTCTTATGACAATGCTCAAGAAGCTTGGACTGCTCGCTACAACCACGAAACCATTGCCTTGGGTTTCTCGATCACTGAAGAAGCGATCGAAGATAACTTGTACGACAGCTTGTCTGCTCGCTACACCAAAGGCTTGGCTCGTGCTATGGCTTACACCAAGCAAGTCAAGGCTGCTGCAGTTTTGAACAACGGCTATAACGCTCAGTACACCGGCGGTGACGGCGTGGCTTTGTTCTCTACCGCTCACCCCTTGGTTAACGGCGGCACTAACAGCAACACCTTCTCCACTCCTTCCGACTTGAACGAAACTGCTTTGGAAGCAGCCGTCATTCAAATCGCTGCTTGGACGGATGAACGTGGTCTGTTGATCGCTGCTAAGCCCCGCAAATTGGTGGTTCCCCCAAGCTTGATGTTCGTTGCTACTCGTTTGTTGGAAACCGAACTCCGCGTTGGTACTAACAACAACGACATCAACGCCATCAAGAACAACGGTTCGATTCCTGAAGGTTACACCGTTAACCACTTCTTGACCTCGACCAACACTTGGTTCTTGACCACTGATGTGCCTAACGGCCTGAAGCACTTCGAACGGATTCCGTTGCAGAATTCAATGGATGGTGATTTTGATACGGGCAATGTACGTTACAAGAGCCGTGAACGTTACAGCTTTGGCTGGTCTGATCCTCTGGGCGTGTTCTCGTCCTACTAAAAACAAGGGTTTACCCCCATGTTTGAAGGCCCTTCGGGGCCTTTTTCTTTGCCTAAAAACCAGTACAATTATTACCTGTAACTAAGTCACAGGAGTAAATATGGATACTACAAACCTACCCAAGACCCGAGAAGAAGCAAAGCGAACCGGGGCTAAGTACTATTTCACTGGACAGCCGTGCAAGCATGGGCACATAGCT